ACCGAGACCGCCGAGAACACCACCAACAGCGCCGCCAACGGTTTCACCGATTGCCGGCGCGATGGACGCGAAGTCGCCAAGAGACGGAAACCAGCTTTCGCGATTGTAAAGACGCGTCCTTCCGTTCTCATCTGTAAAAATGAAGTTGTTGTCGCCATAAGGTTTTGCGTCGGGATATGTCTTCTGAAGCGCCTTCAGACGGTCTTCGGGCTTATCCAAAGCACCAACCGCCATACGGACATTCCAAGGTGCATCGCCTGAATCAGCCGAAATATCGCGAGGATCGGGACCAGCATATTCGAAAACGTTGGTGCCGCTGTCTTTCTCGATAATCTTGCGCTTCCAATCCGGAATGGCACCGCCATCGCGCTCAATAATTTTCTTCTTCCAATCGTCCATATGTTAAAGCGTGAAGCCTCCAAGCCCGGAGAGACCGCCCCGGCGTTTGCGCTGTTGTTCTGGCAACGAAGAAAGAACGGCTATTTCCACGGGACTGCCGCCCCCAATACGACCGCCTTGCGCCCTTGCTGTTGCCTGTATTTGGCTATTTAGCGCGGCGTCCTGTTCTGCGAGGGTCTTGGCGAAATCACCGATCTGGCTGAAACCTTTGGTCACTTTATCTGTTTCCATGCCGAGAATGGTGTCGCTAACCTGAACGTCAGAACCTGTCAGCTTATTGTAAGCATCGATCAGAACACCATTCCGGCTTTTCGGCTCTTCCGTCTTTTGAGCGGAAGCGACAACTTGTGTGCCGGGGATTTGTTTTGGCACTGATGCAGGATCGGCAGCAGCAATCACCTCCGAGACAACATCGGGCTGGGCTTGGGAAGGAGCGCCATTGTACGCGGTTTTCAGCCATTCTGGCGCATTGTCGCCTTTACCACCAGCACCCCAAACACCGGGCGAACCCATGCCGATATGCATGGAACCTGCCTGCATATAGCCGGGACCGGCACCAAAGCCGGTGATGCCGTTTGCTTTGCCTTCACTGACAATCTGCTGAAAGATCGGGCGATCCTGATCGTTCGCCCAATCCAGCTTTTTTCCGTCTTTGTAAAAGAAAACATCAGCCGCGCCGCCATGATCATGGCGGGTTGAACCAACGCGATTGCCACCTTCCTCGATTCCTGGCTGTCCACCTGAGAAGACTTCGGCAGTGACACCCATGTTTTCCAGATAGCCAAGCCGTTTCAGGAGTTCTTCAGAAAGCTCCCGATTGCGCGTGGCTCCCTGATTGGCATAACGGATGTAATTGACCATCAGCGCTTTCTCCGAACTATCTCGGGCGGATCATCACTGAAACGATAGGCACTACCAGCCGGGACAGCTTCATAACCTGCTTCACTATCAACCACGATTGCCTCGACAGTAGACCGCTTTTCAGGAACAGCAATGCCGCCCTTAAGAAATGCGCGTTGCTTCTCGTTTTCGGGCGTATCAGGATAAATGGCATCTACCCGAGAACTGTAAGTGGCGATCTTGTCTTTCGCCACCTTTTCCTGAATTTCGAGCAGGCGAAGGACGGAGCCTTCATCAAGGCTGATATTGCCGCCTGCCGCCTTTTCTGCGAACGCACGGTCGCTATCCGAGATATTGGCGGAACCGACAATATCCTTGATCATCGCACCGACCATGGGAGCAACAGCCGACTGGAAGGTTTCCGTATTCTGGATTTCCTTGGTGTCAGCCACGCCAAGCAATGCGCCCACCTTCTGGAGATAAAGCCGCTTATCAGCCATGGCACCCGTGATAGCGCCTGATTTGATAGCGTTCTGCGCTTCGAAGTTCGATTTCAGACCAGCGACTGCGGAAGTCGCGCCTTTACGTTCGTCGATGAACTCTTCGAAAATCTTACCGTCTTTGGGAGCCGTATTGACATTGATGTTCGTGTCGTTCTTTTTCGTAAATTCGTATTTGCGGAAATCAGGATTTTCGACGCCGAACTGATAATCTTTCTGATCGGCAGTGATTTCGGCATTCTGCCCAACAGCCGAACCAAGGCTTTCCGCCTTTTTCGTATCGAAGACGCTCTCTTCATAGCCATCTGCAAGACGATAAGAACCGTCTTCCCCAAGGACCATTCCATTGTCTGCGGCATGCTGCTGCAATTTCTGGATTTGCCCTTGCGTCTCCCGAGCGCCAGCGTCATCACCATTGGCAAGCTGCATTTGATGAAGGGCGAAAAGCGCCTCAATCGAATAGCCGTTCTCGGGGGGCGAACCATATTTCTCAACGAAAGAAGCAGCGCGCTTTTGTGCGTCCTGCACATTCTGGAGCTTCACCTGATTGGTGCGGTTCGTGATGCCTTTTGTCTGCCGATCAGCAATGCTGTCCATGTTCGCGTTGTATGCGCCGACGCCATTGCCGAGACCTTGCCCAACAATCGACAGGAGGTTCGTAGGCTTCTCGCTTGGACCACCAGCCGCCATCATTGCAGCGCCACCCATCAAGAGGCTTTGGGCGAGCGATTGTCGCTTATCGGCATCTTCCGGCAGGAACTGCGAAAGGAAGTTTTCCTTCTTCGCCTCTTCAGGGCTGAGAACGGCTTTCAGATCGTTCTCGCCGTTGGTTTTCTTTTTGAAAAGGAAATCAAATGCCCCAGCCATAGTTACGCTGCCTCCATGAGTTTGTTCACATCAACATGGAGCTTTCCGTCGATTTCGATTGCAGCGTCTGTTTTGCGATCAACTTCTTCGGCGATAGGTCCATACCAAAGCCGCTGATCGGGGTCGTTTTTGTACGTGAATTCGTAAATTGCGATCTGATCACCATTCGTCAGCGGCATGAATCCAACATGCTTGTGATGGATTTTCTCAGACGCTTGGCAAAGGGCGAACAAGCCAGCAAGCGACGACAATCCGCCCAAGACCTGTCCAGCCGTATTGCGATAAACGGGCGTCTGGCTGGTCTGGCTGTTGTAGCCACCACCATTGAGCAAATTGATCATGTTCGCGCTGTTCATAATCGGCTGTTGTTGCGCCCGGTCCCAAGCACCGACTTCCGCTTCCTTGAGCGTATCCAGTCGCTGATCACGCGATGCACCAACATTCGCCAGTTGCTGAGAAGGCAGATACTGGTTCTGATAGGTCTGACCAGCCATGTTCGCGGCGTTGAGCTTTTGCGAAGCCAGATTGGAATCGGCTGAAACGGAAGCGTTCGCCGCATTCAGCTTCTGATCGTTCAAGCCGAGCATGTTCGAAATTGAGTTTTGATAATTGTTGCTGAGCGCGCTTATGCCCTGAAGCTGATAGGAACGATCATTCGCTTGCTGGTTCTGGTTGTTGGCGATGTCAGAATTGTAGAGCGAGCCATAGGCATTCGCTGCATTCATCTGGTTGGAAACATCCAGATTATACTGGTTGCCGTACATATCCGTGGCAACTTTCGCCATTTCATTGGCGGCAGTAGTTTCCGCGTTGTTGCGCTGAGTTGCATACGCGCCGGAACCCATGCGACCAATTGCAGCCGCCTGACTATCAATGCCGGGGTTAGTGATGTTTTTCAGCTTGTTGGCAATCTGGTCCTGCTGGTTGGAAACCATCTGGTTCAGGTATGGATTGTTGCCGATATTCGCGCCTGCTGCTGTTCGCTGGAGATACTCCATGGCAGGGTTGTTCGATGTCTGCCCGGTCGAAAACTGCCCATTGGCAATCTTACTTGCCATGTCGTTCGTCGGATTGGGGGAAAAGCCAGCAGTATTCTGAAGCTGCGAATAGGTATTCTGTGCTTGCTGATTGCCGTTGCTGTTCATCACTGAATTGACGGCGTTCGTTGCATTGGTAAGTGTTGACGTGTTGCCATTCCGAGCGATGTTTTCAGCCTGACTTAAAGCATCTTTCGTTGCCTGTGATTGATCGGCAACGAGTGAACCCTGATATGGTAAAGGTGCGCCATTTTTATAGAGATTGTCGAGTTTGGAGTACTCGTTCAAAAGGTACTGCCTGCTACCGCTCCATGGTTCCGTACTGGTCGTGGTAGTGGTTGTCTTAGGAGTTGATGCCATTGGTTCAAAGCCTCTTTATGAATTCTTCTTCTTGTTTTTCGAAGCCATTTTTCAGGATTAGTTTATGCCATTCAGGGCGTGGTGTTCCGACAAGTTTCGTGAATCCTTGATCTTTCAGGAACCGACAAAGCACGACTTGGCAATGCATTATTTCTTTCAGCGATTTGTTCTTTTCCCCGCCTAAAAGCAGAACGTTGGCAATCCATTCTCCCTCATATTTACACAGTTCCAAAATACATGCAGAGCGATCAGCCGTCACAAGATGCCATTCGCTTTTGCGAAGCTTTTCGAGCATTTCAGCTTCATCAAATACTGCTGGTGTCCGCTCAAATGCCGATAGAAGCCAAGCACGAACCCTAGTATATTCTTCTTCCGTGAAACCCATCTGCATCATACGTTGAACACCACATAATCAAATGTTCTAACGGTCGTCGCAGCGGCATGCGTGATCACAAAAGAGCCGTTATTGATCGCTGAAATGAACGTTGAATTCAAAGCAGTTGCAGCATCAATCGACCTTGCCTGAAGGAAGATTTTGCTTTGGCTATTAATCTTCGGGTTCGTAATCGTTGTTGATGTGGCTGAATTCGCCAGAGTCACAGAAGCGGTATTATCAAACTGACTGGCAATTTGATTCAAAACACTCGTGATCTGTCTTGTATTCGTATGATCGTAGACTCTTTCCATTACGCTATTTAGCGTTTTCCCGCCGTCTGCCCGTCAATCTGAACAGCAAATGCAGTCTTCCAATCACCCGAAATTCTGACGCGGAAACGCTTGAAACGAGACTTTTCACGAAAATAAGCGAAGCCGGTTTCTGAGCTTGTATCTTTCAAATCTGACCACTGGATTGGATCGGAAAGAAGCCTGCGAGTACCGACCTGAATCCGAGCCGTCCCATTGCCTTCAAATAATGGTCTTGCCCTCGAAATGGAAGCAATATCGGCACCAGTCTGATTGGGAAGGACGTTTGCGAGCTGATACTCGGGTGTCTCAATGGACAATTCGAGCGTTTGACCTGAGAACGAGTAAACAGCGCCTTCATCGCTCATCGCCCAAAGCATGGACTTACCACCTGACCAGATGGGATCATCCAAAGAGGCGGGAACATTGTCCAGCGTTCCATACGTATCCAGCTGGTCAATCGTCCATGGCAGCGAAATTGAATTGAAGATCATATCCGCTGTTGCATCAGCCGTTGACCATTCGCCCGTCTGATAATTAAAGATCAGCATCATATCAGGATGTCCGTTCGGGGAATTGACCGAACAGAAAGACCAGTAAATTAGGGTTTCGCGGGGATCGGCAGCAACCGACATAAGGTGCAGTTTGTCGGGATCGGCGTTTTGCAGGAACCACTTGTCAATTTTGCCGGAACCAATTGGGGTGAGACCACCACCGCTAAGAAGGTAAAAGCCATCTTCGGATAGGAAGAAATGTCGCCCTTCAACCGAAATTACGGATTCCGCCACTGAACAGCCTTTTCCAACTACGCGGTCTGTGAAGCTGAAAACGTAGGGCGCACCGATATATTGCATCTGAACGATACCGCGCTGGAGCAGTATCCAGCACTGATCATCCGTAACGATACCCATGATGGAGCCGTAGCCGTGGACATCCTGAAAATCGGATTGCGTGGAAGGATTGAAGGTCCAATCCGAAGGAGCCTCTATGCCGCTCCAGCGGACGCGATAGGGCACAGCGCCGTCAAGGGCGTCATATGTGTTCCCAAGGATCGTGAAGCCCTTGTGCGTGGCGATATGTCTGCCTTTTACCAGCGTCGTCAGATTGGCGAACTGGATGTCCTGATTCATATCGATGAATTGGGGTTCATCACTGAAGTTGGTGAAGATTTGTAGGCTTCCGAATTCGACCGATTTCCAGCGTTCTTTGCCGGTCGTCAGATAGCCACCTGATCGGGAAATGTTCGTCCATTGGCGTGTTGAAGGAGAGAGCTTGTAGAGCGCAGTTGCACAGCCGCCATAGACCTTCGCATCACCAGATGCATTCTGACCAATAGCTGTCCCAAGCGGACGAGAAGCCATTGCCGTCTCAGAATACAGCGATGCAGCTTTCATCGGGAAGAACGTGACACCACCGGCAAACGAACCGCGCCCGGGCGTTCCGTTGTGGGCACGAACAACACCCGGATTGTTGAGCGCGGGAAGATCGGGGGTCCAAGACGTGAAGGGCTGGTCGATTACCATGTTGGACCGCCAAGCGTGATAGAGCCAGTCATGCGTCCGCGCCTGTCATCTTCCGCCAGAACACTAAGAGCTTCGTTCAAAGCATCCTGCTCAGATGCAATACCTTCGGCGTCCTTTTCCCAACGGTAGAATTCCCTGAGAACGGCTGAAATGTAGACGTTCTGGAAATTATCGAAGAGCCAATTGGAACTGGTATCGTTCAACGGCGTGAAGGCTGAATAGTAGGTAAGCTTGACCGTATCTTCGGCTTGACCGGCGAAGATCATCTTTTCGGAGACGCGATAATAGCCAACCTCGTCACAAGTCAGCGTGGCACTGTTGATGGAAACAGGTTTGTATCGCTTCGCAATGCCGGTAATGGCGCGAATTTCGATGAAGTCGGCGGGCAGATCGGCAATGTCGTCGGTGATGGAAAGGACAATGGTCTTTTCGGATCGGTAATGGCGAACAATCGGGCGAAGATGGCTTTCAGCACGAAGAATGAAACTGTTGATCGGGGCGTCGTCGCGGATGGTGTAGCTTTTGATCAGATCAAGGAAGGCTTGATAGGTCATCTCAGAGCCTCCAATTGTTCACGCGAAACCTTGCATAATCAGCGTCATTGAGACGGCGCTTCATCGCTTCTGGATCGTCGGTAATGCCTTCGCGTTTCCAATCGAAATACAATCCAATCGGAATACCAGCGACTTTCACGACATCGGAATGTTTGCCAGTCTGATTGAAATCGGCAGCTTCTGAAGCGTTTGCATCGAGCATTGCGTGGATGTTTTTATAATCGGTTTTGACAATGATCTTGTCACCGTCTCGGATCAAAGTGACCGTATAATCGGGAGTGTCTTCCCATACGATTGAGCCGGATTGTATCAGATCACCAGCTTGAAAATTGTCCATCAAGTATGCCTCTAAAATGTCTATTGACGTATTTAGCGGCGGCTTGAATTTGAGAGATTTTGCATAAAAAAGAGCCTCCGAAGAGGCTCTTAGTCGTTCCTTGAATTTATGATTATTAGCCGTTCAAGTCAGCGATCTTGGCATTGCCCTTTTCATTGAGGCATTCCAGCGTCGTTTCGGTGACGAGCATATAGCGTTCGCTATCGCCAGTCTTGCCGAGTTCCTTCTTTTCGACGCCACGAAGGACAGCCGAATTCCAAAGAGCCGGATCGTAAGCAATGACGGTCGAAGTGGACATGAAACGATGCGGAAGGATCGTGACTGTACCGAAATCCGAAACGTAAAGGTCTACAGCCTGATTGACGGTCTTCTTATCTGCGTTCTGCTGCTTGGTGGAACCACCGTTGAAGGTCGAAATCTTCGACTTCAGAATACCCGGCGCAATAACAGTGTTCGGATCGCCGCCAGCTTCCCAAATCTTCTGGAGAGCGGAAATGAACAGTGCCTCGGTGAGAGGACGAGCCGTACCAGCCGTAGGAGCATTGACGACACCACCCGCAAAGCCGGTCGATGCGCCGTTCGCGCCGTGCAGAGCGTTGGTAGAGATGAAAGCTTCAGCGCCACCGAGCTTGCGAACACCAACTGCAACAGAGCCATTGCCAGAGACATAAGCAGCTTCTTGGTCTCGCTTCAGTTCTTTGCCTTTCTTGGCGATCTGGCGAGCAAGCTCATCCTTTGCGCCAGCCGTGTTGACAGCGTTCAGAGTAGAACTCAGGCGAATGTCCTTCTGGAAAATCTGCGTGACGTTCGAAATACGAACAGGACCATTCAGGGTCGTATCCGTGGCGTCCGCGCCTTCAGCAATGGCGTTGTCCTTATTGGCAGCGGCGAGTTCGTCCTGAAGCCATTCATGCTTGACAGCGGTTGCCTTGGTCTTGCCGATAGAGGAAATAAATGGAGTCTCTTCCGGCGAAATCATTGAAATGACGTTGCTCAAATCTTCGCGTACATGGGAGACATTGGTCGTGGTTAAAGTGGGCATTTTCTTACCTTCTTGTTCTTAGAGTAGATTTTTGATGAGGGCTGCGGCGTCCGCAACACTACGAGATTGGTTGAATTTTTCGAAAGATTGACGATCATAATCAGCAGCTGTCTTTCGCGAATTTTCCTTCGCGGAAATAACCGGCTTCTTCGCGATCTTTTCGACTACCTGCGGAATTGCCTTCTGTGCTTTTTCAGCCTGAACAACGCGGTACAGTAGATCGATGATTCGGAAGTCAGCGATGCTCTTGATTTCCTGCTCGTTAAAGCCAGTGTCCAAAAGCAATCCAGTGATGTCACTGAAAACTTCGTCAGCCTTGTTTTTATCTTTCAGATCAGGGTACTTTTCGAAGAAGCGATTGCTCGTTTCCTGAATTGCGGACTTATGCTGTTCTTCCTCATATGCGGCTGCTTTCTGCTTCAAGGCAGTTTCAGCTTCATAAATCTGGCGAACGGCGTATTCACGCTTTTCCCATTGGGCTTTCTGTCGGACATATTCCGCCGGATCATTTTCTGCGAGCCAATCGAAATCGGGATATTCCATCTGTCTGAACTCGATTGAAACTTGCTGTTTCAGGGCTTCAATCCCTGCCAGTGCTTCAGATCGAAGGGTGTTAATGTCCCTTTGGTTTTCCTGATAGAACTTCCGTTGTTCGGCAATTTCCTGCGTCTTTTTCGTATAATCGGCTTGTCTCATATAAGAGGACCGAATTTCGCTAAGACTTACCTGATTGCCATCGATATCGAAATATTGCTCTTCCGGCGTCTCGTCAGTTTCTGGAGCTTCAATAGCTTCATCCACTTCCGGTAATTCAACGTTCTCGTCTGGTTGCTCATCACAAGAGTCCTCAGATACGTCGAGAGTTTGACCGATAAGATCAGCCGCTTCATTAATGTTTAATGCAGTTCCTTCCGGATTGTTGCTTTCAATTTCCATCTATTTAGTAATTCCTAAAGTGTTTTTTGTTCGAATATTTATTATTCTTCATCTTTCTGCGATTGCGCTTCGAACTTTGCGACTTCAACGTATTTATCGAGCCTTTGATTGATCAGCTTGAAGCCATGGCTGAGTTGGTGAACGCCATCTAGTTCTTCCGCTTGCCCCAACTTTGTGTTCATGAACGCTTCGAAAATTTCGGCTTCAATGCACTTCATCAGATTGCGGAAATCTTGGTTTTCCTTCAAGCGAAGTGCCGCATTTGCTTTCTCAATATTGTTCATTTGGAACCTCAATCATTATCTGCGGAATGTCGCTTAATGGGGTGTCTGGCTGTGAATATTTCTTGTCCAATTCCATCAGCTTCAGAAGGTAATTTTGCTCCTGCTGTTTGCTCTTCAATTCCATCTCTTCACGGAATTCGGATTGCTGCTGCTGGAGTTGGGCAACCAGTTTCTGCATTTCGAAATTGCGATCAGCTTCATCAGATTGCGCCTTCAACTGAGCCTTGACCTTTTCCATCTCAATGAGACCGGCGTTCGGATCGACAGGCGGCTGTTGAGGCAGCGGCGGCGGAAGTGTGGAGGGATCGACAAAGAACAGGCTGCTGTTCTTGAATCCTGCGGTCTCGGCAAGCTTCGAAAGGGTATTGTAGATATTCTGAGCATTCGCGATTGGAAGACCAGCCTGCATCGCCTGCATCTGCTGAGCCAAGAGATTATTCAAGGCTGCTGCGCTTTGGTCTCGGCTCATCACGCCAAATGCAACGGAAGTCGTCACGTCCAGTTCGGGCGTGAATTCGTCAATCGGAACGAAGTTGTTCGTCAGTCGGGCAATGAACTCCTGCGCCTCTTCTGGTTTCTGAAGAAGCTGGTCGATCACGATGCGGATGAGGTAGGCATAGCCAGTGTCCGCGAAATAGCGGCTGATCATTTCGACTAAGAGCTGACTGGAGTTGTTGCGCTGGTTGACGGCTGTGGCTGTGGCGTTCTGAAGATCGCTGGCATTGAGTGAGACCATTTGAGGACCGACACCGGTCGTGAAATCGAGACTGTTCGACAGATTGGCAATGACCGGCATTGCATCACCACCAGCGAAAGGCGGGATGCTATAGCTAATTCCCGCCTGTGGATCGTTTGAGCGAACGATGGAGCCGGGGTGAACGTTCAGAAGGTCGTCCAGATTTACAGCATCTGGATTCACGATCTTCGTAGGATTTACGTGACTGTGCAGATCGTCAATGATAGCGCGGTTCAACCGGGTGATCAGGATATGATCATCGCCAATCTTATCAGCGATACCCATGCTGAAGAGGGTGTCCGCCTGCGGGAACGGGACAAACGGTGCATACGGATAAAAACGCGTGGTCTCTTCGTAATCGAGCAGGACAGGCTTTTCGATCCCACCGGCAAGCGTAAAGCGATAGTGGCGAGCTTTCTTGTCGATCTTCATTCGGCAGTAGACCACAAAGACTTCAACGTCATCGCCTGAAATGCCCTGATCGCCATCAAGGTCTTTCGAGCGCTCCAAGGCAATGCCATCACTCTTGCTCGATGCCAGAGCGATCTTGGACACCTTCTCGGCGTCATAACCCATTTCTAGAAGGGCAGCTTTCGACACGATCTTACGATGCCCCTGAAGCTTGGCAGCAATGCCACCGGTTTCAGGATCGATCTTCGCGTCTCGGGAAATGATGAAATCTTCGGGAGCGACACTCAGGACGTTGAAAACTGGATTGCGGCGAACGGCTCTGATTTTCAGGTCTCGAACCGACATACCAGCTTCGTTCAGGTAAGGCTTGGATGCTTCTTCAATGACAATCTGACCGGCTTCCTCCTGCTGATCGAATGCCAAAAGCTGCGCGTCTGGAATGCCCTTGATTGTGCGGGGAAGACCTTCAATGGTCTCGGTCGTGAATTCGGCTGTGATGATGCCTAAACCACAAATGAAACCGTTCTGGAGCCATGGCTGAAGAAACGAAAGATGGCTGTTCTTCGTCTTCAAAATCCAGTTCACAACGGACGTTTGCTGACGTGCAATCGCTTCGTCTTCTGGTCCAAATGGTAGGAATTCACAGACGTTTTCCGGGCTATCGAAGATGCGGATCATGCTGGCAACAGACCAGTCAACGCGCTGTTGGACTTCAGGCGAAACCCATTTAGAGCGACCTTTAATTTTATCATCGCCGGGAAGATAGGCGCGGTGATAGTATTTCAGCGCCGTTTCATAAGAAGTTGCGATATTCGAATTGCTGAAATTTACAGCGTCTTTCAGCTTAACCGCGATGATTGATTGGATAGCCTGTTCGTCCATTATTCCTTTCTCTTTTTTAAGGCTATTTAGCTTCACTGATAGCTTTGGAGATTCGTGTACTCGATTGGCTTCGACCACGAATATTTGCTTTGGAATCTAGAAGGATTGACGCTGAACGTGATTGCCAACGCGTCGGCGTAGTCAGGCGACCGACCGAGCCGCTTCTTCAGTGCCTTCTTCTCTTCAAGTTTGATCTTGCCCGAGCCATCATCATAAGTCGGCGTGACAAGCTCTTCGATAAGCCGTTGATGATTGGGAATGGAGACATTCTCTGTCTGAAACCATTCGCGCATCTCAAACCAGATTTGGTCACGGACGCGATGATAGCGATCTGGATTGCGCGTAGGCGTTCCGGCGAAAATACAGGCATGGACAGGAAGACCGAAGTCTTTCAGGTTGCTGTAAACGCCGTGACCAAGACCAGTCGCATCAACGGCAATGATGGCTGGTCGAAGGTTTTTCGGGGTGGACTGATAAAGGTCTCTGACTTTGTAAGCCAATTGTGTCGGATCAAGTCCGCGCCATTCCTCAAAGCCCAACAGCAAATTGTCATGGCGCATTGCCAGAACGGAACTGTCCTTACCAGCGCCAGCGGGATCAAGACCCCATATGACAGGGGCATTCGGTGCAGGAACGACTTCCGTGTTGAGAACGGCGGTTTCAATCCATTCCCGACTGATCAGCCCGTCAATATCGGAAAGCGGAAACTCGCCAAGGACCATGACGCGATATTCGCGGCTGAGTGGACCGCCATAGTTCCGTGCAAGCTGTTCGAATGTTTTGGGATCGAAATGCGGGCTATCCTTCATCTGCCCGTGGACTTGCGTCCATTCATCTCGGATGTCTGGATCGCAGTGGGTGCGCCAGAAGAAGCCGCTTGCCTTCGAAGGGTTCGAGACGAGACAGAGCTTTGCGTTCGGATCGGTAAGGATGTTCAGCAACGCGCCCGTAAAAACGGCATCGTCAATGCCGGATGCCTCATCTACGATGACGAAGTTGTTGTGGGCATGGATACCACGGGCATTATCGGGCTTGTCGCCGCTTGCCAGACGATATTCGGCAAAACAGGAACTCGGGTTGACTGTGCGGCTAATGCGCGTTGCCTGAACGTCAAAGCTCTCTTTGAAGATCGGAGACATCTTCCCATGGAGAACCTGGAGTTCTTTCCAGATACCGCCGCGCAACTGCGGCTCCGATGGTCCGAAGATAGAAACCTGAACCTGATCGTGGGTGATCAGTGCCCACCAAGTCACAATCGCTTCGGCGTGCGTCTTGCCGAACCCGACACCACCGCGAAAAGTAATGGTGCGTTTGGTGCGGAAGGCTTCGCAGAATTCGATCTGTTTCGGTGTAAGGGTAGAGCCAAAGACTTGCTTCGCGAAAACGGCAATGTCATCGCGGTAAATGTTTATAAGTGCTGCTAATTCGTGTAAATTATCGTCTTTATTTGCCATCCGATATTTAGCGGAATGGCAAACTCAATCAGACTTTCGGTTGAGAAAACGAAGCAGGAATTCCCGCAAGTCCTCTTTCATTTTGCCGGGATTTTTCGCGTAATCCTTGGCAATGAGCAGCAAGGCTTCAGCGAAATACATTCCTAAAAGACCAACACCAAACGCCACTGAATTCAGTGTCTGTGGATCGGCAATCGAGAATAGGGAGGCAATCAAGGGAGTGACGTAGGCGGCAATGATGCTGCCGATAAATCCACCGAACAGGCTCTGCCAAAGCGTTCCTGTCTTAGCCACGAAGGATCGCACGACCGATCCGAAGAACCCTGCAATGATGTGGCTGGTCTGGAAGCCATTGCTTGCCAAGAACAGCGAAATGGCAGCAACTGCCGCAACTATCCAATCAATCATCGTCGTCGGTGTCTTCTTCCGGCGTGATGTCGATAATCTTTTCTTTGGCACCCGGCAGCTTCAGAGAATTGATTTCCGCGAGCATGCCAGCAATCGAATGGGAGTGGCTTACATTGACGTTCGTATCTGCCTTTGCCTTGGGAATGATTGCACCCAAGAGCCATTCAGCGCACTTGAAGCGAACGCCGTCGCTGGTGTTCGGATTGTTCATCAAGGCAATCATATTCTCCAGCGCTTCAGGCGTGGCATCCATGATGCTGTTTTTAAGCTCTTCAGGAAACTTTTTGCGTCCACTGCCTTTTGGTGGCGGGTTGCCTTTTTGAAAACCTATCTTCTTCAACCGCTCCTTGTTTTCCTCCGACTTGCTCCATTCGCTCATACGGCTCTGCCTCCAAATGTTTTGAGAAAGGCAAGCGCATCATCTTCATAGGTGAAATTGACCGTGAAGAACCCTTCATCGACTGCTAAATTAAAGTCTTCTGAAATGAGTTCATGGATTTTAGAACCGAACTTGGAATCGATCCATTCGGCATAAACGTTGTCTTCCTTTGCCTGTTTAATTGCCGCGTCGTATCCGCGTGGAAGATGAAAAATAACTTGCATGCTTTGCGTTTCTCTGAAATTCGTTTCTCAGATATTTAGCGAAACATTGATTGGAGCCGGAAATGGTCACTTATGTCGAACTTGTTCTGAAATACGGGCATGTAAAGAATGACGCATTGGCGGCGTTCGAAGTCGCAATGAAGAAGCAAATTGAGGCTTTTAATAAGGGCGAGACCAATCGCCGCTCGTGGGTAAAGGAAGGCGGCAAAGGCTATCTGGTCAAGCTTGGTAAGCTCGATGATGAGTTTGATTTCGCCAGTGCTGAAGATGTCTTGTCGTTCTTTGAACAGATCAAACAAGCGATCAAAGACGATCCGAAATTCGTTTCTGAAATCGAACGGGTATATGGCAATGGTGAAGCCGTAGCTGAAACCAAGCCCAAACGCGGGCGCAAGCCAAAGAATACCTAATCAATAACCTGTTGCAGCCTTTAGCCTTTCGATAGACAGGGCGAATTCTTCGTTCGCCCGCTCTTCGCTCAATGCGTCCAGTTGGTCGATTGCCGACCATTCCTTTGCAAAATTGTCTTCAATCACGCGGCTGCTCTTGTTCAGGGCAACGATAGAGTTGGACAGCTTTTCAGCATCCAGCTTCATTTGCGCGATGGTCTTTTCATTCAGGGAAACGGTGAGGCTCAGTGTAGAATTTTCAGCCGTCAATGATGCGATCTGGCTGGAGGCGACTTTGTAGTAGATGCCAAAAGCCACGATTAGAGCCAAGAACAGAGTTATTGCGCCGATAATGGCGACTGATTTCAGTTGAGCGAACATGCCGGTATTTAGTGGATTTTATAAAAATTAGTGTGCCGTCCAAACTGGCTCGTGTTACGAGTATGTTGGGAATGCACAACCTTCTGTCGAATTTGGGGAGTGGATATGAACTACGTCTTTACGCCAGGAGAGCCGGGTGTTCACGACATTGCCGTGGTACAAAGCTTCGTAAATAGTTTGCCGACCGAAGAAGAACAACACCATTCCATGGTTGTTTTTCTTAACCTCCAAAATCTCAACGGATACGTCAATGACTATGCTTCGGCAATAAGTCTTCGCAGCTATGTCCAAGTTTTGCGGGAAGAAGTTCTACGCAATTTACAGTTCGGCACGTTCGAGTTCACAAACAAAATGCATACGCTGAATAAATGGGACGATATGGCAGGACGTGAAGCAAGTATGACGGTTTTCCATGTCGGCAAAACCCTCATGCAAATCAAAGAAAACTTACGCCTCACCGGAACGATAAGAGCGGATGCGGATAGCGCGGTTTTAAGATCAGCCTCCAGAGAATTAGAGCGAGCATTTCCCAATTATGAGGTTGCACGTCACGCTGCTGGTCACAGGGCGGAGGCATTTGCATCGTTGGACAGTATGAAAGCGAATGCAATTGATGTCGAAGAAGGACAAAAATTGCTTATAGGTAGCATGGACGGTGATGAGTACGTGGCGACTTTCAAGAAAAAGCTGATTAAAGTGCCGCTCAACGAAGAGGCTCGCCAGCGGCTCAATGGTGTCGTGGCATTGATCTACTCGGCATTTCCAAAGCTCGTGCATATGCTGCCGCAACTCAATTTTGGGGTGCAGGCATCAGCCAGCGCTAAGGCATCATCCGAAAAGTTGTGACGATTCAAAATTTCTGGACGACTTGATAAAAATAAGCAGGAAGCGCAACGGGGGGTGTGGGGTGCGAGTCACCCCCTCACGTTCCACTGGATTATAGATGTGCGACCTGTTCTGCGATAGCGGCTCGCTTCGTCCGATTTTTTGCTCTTTGGACGCGGTCATACTCACGGCGCTCATCGGGCGTCATGTCCTTGATCTTCTTCTTGGTGCGAATGATTGGGTCCAATGCACTTACCCGCATTCTCGTGGATGACTTGGTGACGCCGAACAGGCTGCGCAGATGATTGGCAGTGCGCAGATCAAGCACGATGAACACAAGCTCTTCCGGCTCGCTTCCATGGTCTCGTACCGAACTACGGGTCAGCATCTGAAAGACCATCTCACAGCTTTGGGCGATGTGTAGTTGCTGCGGAGAAACACCCGCAACGGCATTCCAGATACGTTCATCAAGCTTAGAAGGGTTGAGCGGCGCAAGGTGGAGACAGACATGACGATCCATAAAAGCATTCAAGCCGACTGGATTGGGTGGCACCATCTCTGAATTGTTGAGGGACCATGTGAAACTGGACTTGGCTGAAAGCGTCACGAGGTGATCCACAGCGCCATATTCGGCAAGAAATACACCAGCCGTCGCGTCCACAAACTTCTGATACCCAACCTTTTCTAAGCCCGACATCGAAACGTCTTGGTCCAGTATATGGCGAAAGGTGATGTTCGCTGCCTTGTGGCTGAAGTTGTCGTATCGTTGACCCTTGATCGATGGATGAGGCACGAAGTTCACGAGGTCTTTCCATGCATGATAGAGCTTCGCTTGGAAGAAATTGGCACCCATGAATGTGGTGGTCTTGTTGTGCTGCAATGCTGATGGCTGAAGCCAAGCATAGATGTTCAAGATGCCGTCTTCTTCGTCATTGCCCTCCTCGATGTTGGCGACGAAGTTCTGATATTCAGGCTTTGAGACGAGAACCAGATAGTCTTCGCTGCTGATCCTCTTTGCAATTTCGCGCAGATGCGGCAAAGCCTGAAAGGAGGAATCGTGAGACATGCCGTTCTCAACGATGTCTTCGACCGCTTCTGTAAGAACAAGCTCGATGAAGCCTTCGTACTGGCTTGCTCTGGATTTCTTGATGATGGAGACGACAAATTCGCGAGCGGTCTTCACTTTCTCTCTCAGGACAAATTTCTCAACGGGTGAGAAGAATTCGTCAATGAATAGGTGATGACCAGCGGTCGCTTCAAGTGCGAGCTTTGCTACGTTGTGATTGATAATGGCAACGCTGTCGCGCTTGTCTACGCAGTGTTTTACAAGCGATTGAGTGCAGTTCTCATGTCCGTTCTCTTGCGAAATTACTTTGGATTTGACGCCGATTGCAGCAAGGTCTTTATGCTGCTCGAAGGACAGAAGGTTTGTCGGTGTGGCGATAATGGCTGGTTCGTTTAGCGTCTTTAGATATCGATGTAGACTGTGAGTTTTTCCGGCACCGGGTAGAGCATCGACATAGTAAATTGTGGGTTTCATTTTCCTTTCCTGAGTTGTTTGTTTCGACAATAAAAAGGGACTTAGCACCCGGTCCAAGCGCGCTAAATCCCTTCAAAATCATTCATACAGGAAATGGAAATGCGTAAACCGTTCAATATGACCCTTGGAATAGAAGCCATTGGACCGGTTTCGTTTTCCATCTGTATTTAGACAGCGAAGAAGCTGGAATGGCGATATTTTATTGCTTTGTTTCGCCCTAAATGTAATTTTATTGCGTTGTGAAAGGCAGGATAAAAACGGACACCACTCAAGTACCGGCTGGATTGAAACATCCACCACTCAAGTACCGGAAAGTAAAAGGAGGACGTCAATATTAAACGAACAGAAATCAATTATCTTGGAAAGGAAAGATCATATTCAATGATTTTAACCACCTGTTTTCCGCGAAGCGGCGAGCCGTAGGCGAGCACCAATGCTTAGTATGAAAACTTCTTATTCCAAGCCAATCCATTTGGAAGAAAGATTATTTTCAATCTATATGCTATGGACGCCGTAGGCGGACATACCGCGAAGCGGGTTATAAAGTTTGGTAGGAAATGATTGAATTTGATGAGGTAATAATCTTTCCTACCAATTTACAAGAGATCCAAGATTTTCTTATCGAAATCTAAGAAGCCAAGCCAATCGTCATATTCGAACTAATCTCCCGCTTCGCGGCATGTCCGCCTGCGGCGTCCATAGCATATAGATTCTGAAATGGTTTTAATATGCTGGATTTAATCTATTCCCACCAATAACTATCAGTTCAATGTCCGAAACCCTCTTAGAATATATAAGAAGAAATTGGACATTCCATTGCCAAGGAATGACGTACTTGAGTGGTGGATATGGACATGAATGCTGCCTTTCCGAAAACCAATACCTTCTCAAATTCCCTTAAATCTAGCATTTCAAAAACCCTGTAAAATAAGGCTTTCCGGCTGCTATATTTTTGCTATTTTTTGCGGAACGTACAAAGTTACCCCCACCGGAAAATAAAAACGCTCTCAGTTTAAGGAAATCAGCAAAAACCCTTGTTTCTCAAGCCTTGTAGCGTTTTTGCTTTCCTTTTCGCCAGCCTGTTCAGAAACGTCCGATTTCGATCACATCAATTTACCCTGTTCAAAAACGTCTTGACTCACCTTTTGAACACATTCATATTTTGCACACCTATTTTGAACACCTGAGATGTCCAATGAGCCGCGCTTTCGCATATGTCCGTGTTTCCAAAAGCGAACAGACGACAGAAAACCAGATCAGAGAGATTACCGATAAGGGTTTCGACGTAAAACCGCATAGGATCGTCTCAGAGACGATTTCCGGTTCCACACCAGCCGCACAAAGACCCGGCTTCCAAAAGCTCCTGAACAAGCTGGAGAACGGTGACAAGCTGATCGTGTCTAAGCTGGATCGTCTTGGGAGAGATGCCGTCGATGTCCAAACCACAATGCAGCACCTTTCCGATATTGGAGTTGAAGTCCATTGCATCGCCTTGGCTGGCTTCGATCTGAACACGGCTGTCGGTAAAATGATGCTTAATGTCATCGGTGCCTTCGCTCAGTTTGAACGCGATCTTCTTATCGAAAGAACAAAAGCAGGGCTGGACAGGGCAAAGGCGCAAGGGAAGACGCTTGGACGACCAAAGAGCCTCACTGACAAACAGAAGGAAGAGATACGTCAAGCGCTCGCCAATGGTGAAACTATTTCGGGATTGGCTCGCAAAATGAAATCGAGCCGCGCCACGATAATGAGGGCAAGCACCAACTAGTTATTGTTCAAAATTGTTGAACAATATGGATGTATTGTTCTATAATAGTGGAAAAGTGGGGCTGCACAGCTCGCGGGCTGGATTCGTGGTCGTTCTCAGGAGGGGTTTACTCTTTCACCTCTTCGAATCCTGTACCTCTGGACCAACGGTGACACCACTTCGCGGAACGCTGATTCAGACAGTTGAATGCTCCGATCATTCATCATGGTACGTGCCATGTCCAAGAGAGCGTACAAGTCTTCGGGTTTTTCCAAATCGAAGTCGTTCATATGCAATAGGGATTCGACGATATTTTCCAAGACTCTTGTCGCGTGAAGTTCATCAATGGTGCGAGAACGTGAAGAATTCACCGCCGGTTGCTTGGATGTCAAAAGACTGACTTGTGCTTGGAGAGCTTTCAATTGTTCGATAATAAATTGCTCTGAACTAACCGTTTTGGTGTCGATACCAGCCAACTTGAATTTGCCAAAATGCCCGAGGAACGGCGAATATGAGTCGTCCTTTTCTTTTTTTGCGATACTTGCTTTAATAGCGGCGGCTACTTTCTTTTTGAAATCTCGAACATCATCGAAACGCAGGTCTGCCCGATAGTTGATGTGCTCAATTGGCGACGTGTCGAAGCTGTAGTCAGTCTGATCGTCTTTGATGACGATTGTCGGTTTATCAAATGCCAGACGCAAACCAAGCTCGAACATGACGTTTGCGTTTTTGCCGCTGACATCGCAAACAACAATTGGATCGTCGTAGAGGTTTTGGACGATCCTTGCGTGAATGACGCCAATGTCTTCGCTTTCGCTTACAAGCCGGGCTTCGTAGCCAGCTTCCTTGATAGCCTCACCGAGAATAATGCGTACTCGGTCCCAATGAGACTTTTCATACTTTCCCATTGCGGCAATAGGCATGATGATGCCGCAATACGGAGAGTTATCAGACCGATCAGCCACATCCGAATTTCGCTTCGCTTCCGACATATCTTTTTCCTCTAGTCACTGACTGACATAGCATTCGCGAACTTATCATTCCGAATCTCGGCATTGAAGAATTGCTCAGAAAGTTTCTGTTTAACTAGCAGAAACTCCATTTTCATTTGTTCGTTAGTCCATCGTTCCAAAGGAATGCCATGGTCTGTAACCTCGATCCGACTGTAGCCGTTGTGAAGTTGAGCTACTTCAATCAGCATGCTCTCAATGTCCTCGAACCACTCAATGACGTCTGATGGAAACAAAAATCGCGCTTTCTGACGAAGCTCAATCATCTCCAAATGAGCGGAATCTAGGAAGTCACGCTTGACCCATGTCTCGCCGAACAAAACGAATTCGTTGTAAAGTTTAAACCTTTGCTCAAACAAACTTAATCGATACGTCTTTCTAGATGTATCCTCTGCTAAAGCGTTCTGCCTCATAAGCAAACCGGATTGGTCGTTTATCGTACGCAATTGTGCATCAACAACTTTCTGGTTCTCCGCGAATTGATCCCGAGTTTCAGTTAGTTCTTGGCGCTGTGTCAGCACAGCCGCGACAAGCCAAATGAATGCCAGCGGTGAAAAAACGCCCGCAATGAAGTCACCTACTTCATTCAATCTTTCCGACGAAAGAAAGGTCCAAATGTTCCAAAAACCGACCTTCCATACGATCAAAGCAACGTATGCAATGGTGACAATCAAAGCCACGATAAGCCAATTAATCTTAGCCAATATTTTTCTCATCACACGACCAGTGCCATACTGTGCGCGTTCAGAAACTCTGCACATTTCATATCGTACTGAATGTGAACTCTATCTTCGTTTATCGTTGGAAACTCAGAGGGAAACAGGTCAATAATTTTCGCCGTTAGCCGCTCATTTATGACCGCATTGTAGCCGTAGGCAGTGGCGAATATCTCCACTTCTTGAAAAGTTCCGTCGAACCCATTCTCAACCTCCAGAAGTTTCATATTTTGCGGAGCGAAGGCAAATCCGAGGAAGATTACCGTTGACGCGTTGGTCATTGCATCCTGAACTTTTAGGGAGATGTCACTGTTCATGGATTCAGACCAAGTGACTATATTTTCACTCATTGTCCAAATGCGTTCCGGCGTCGGTTCAGCCCCAAATGGATGATGTCGTAGATCGCCAAGGCTTCCATAGGGATGGATAATGTTCATGTTTTTTACTATCTGCCGTGCCATTTCGGGCGACAAATCGCGAAACGTCTTCACGATGGCATATTCTAAGTACGTCTCAATGCAGCGGTCGTAATTGAAGCAAATGATCGTTATGTTGCTGCCAAGGGTCTCAACGTCACTGTTTCGAACGCCATCGAATAGCATTCGCGTAAAAGGCTTTATCCAAGTGTCGGAAAAATCTGGCTCTGAGGAACGGTATGATTGTTGCGTGATCTGAGCCATCTTACTTAGCCGCTCTGCTTTCGAGATTGCGTAGGCGATTTGTAGCTTTCCTGCCTCAGAAATTATCTCGTCGCCGTTATGGCGGTTTATAAACTCGTCTATTGAGCCAGCATGGTCAATCGCACGATGTATTTCAGCCATTGCCAAAAACCGCGCATTAATCGCTTCGTTGTTGTTCGTATATCTGTTGACCAAGCATCGAAAAATTGGCTCCACGCCTTCTTTCATCGTGCCAAAGTCAAAATGAAAGCTTGAGTTGGTCTGTATTTGTTTCATGAGCGCTTCGCCAACAGGCAGACCGAATTCGTGGCTTGCACCAGCACCAACTACGAACACAGTATTATCGCGAAACAT